CGATGATGGCGTAACTAATAGTGCTGGTGCTTTAACAGGTGTGACTTTCCGTAACAGTCCTACGACATATACAGCGGGTTCGTTTAATAGAACGTCTGGAATCTACGGTATCAATCTGGACGCAGCAGGTTATGGCAGGTCAATGGGTCTGGCGCTGTACACCTCAGGCATTGATGGTACTGCAGCGGAGAAGATGCGCATAGACTCCAGCGGTCATGCCATTATCCCAGCAGGTGTAACGCTTGGAACTGCTACAGGTGTTTATAATGCAGCTAATACACTGGATGATTATGAGGAGGGAACTTGGACTCCTACTTTAGGTGGTGGAGCTACAGCTACAGGCATGACTGGTACATATACTAAAGTTGGACGTTTAGTTACTGCTCACCTTCATCTTGAAAACTCAACTATTTCAGGAACTCCCGATTACATTGTATCAGGCCTCCCTTTTACTAGCGCTGCAAACAGAACGCCTTTCGCTGTAACATACTTTAAAACATTCAACGCCACTTGCGAGTCTTTAGGCGGGTTTGTTGCAGGAAATGGCAACACAATGCAGTTTTTGGGCATGATTCAGGGCAGTCCTTGGGTTACTGCGCCCTTGACAGCAGGTACTGGACGATATGCGTTTGTAACCGCAGTGTATCAAACAGCTTAACAACCATACGCCTATCGGACGGTAGGCACAGACAGGAGCAACACAATGGCTTTAGAAAAAGTAATAACCGAAGACAAGATTGAAATCGTAGGTGAGTTCAAAGCAGTACAAGTACGAACCTGCACCAAAGTCCTAGAGGACGGCATAGAGCTATCCTCTGGCTATCACAGACACGTTGTAGTCGCAGGACAGGACTACAGCAATGAATCAGCAGAGGTACAGGCTATCTGTGCTGCTGTGCATACTGACGCGGTTATTGCCGCTTATAACGCATCACTGGAGGCTTCAGAATGAACTGGACAATCGCAACACTCGAACGCAACACAGCAGACGATGGCGTAGTAGTAGCACACTGGCGTTGCAGCAAGACCGAAGGCGACCACACAGCAAGCTGTTATGGCACTTGTGGCTTTACACCTGACGTAGAGAAAGTAGACTTTGTAGCCTTTGACGCTCTCACTGAAGAAGCTGTCATTGGCTGGGTGCAAGAGTCTATGGACGTAGAAGCTCTGGAAGCTGGTCTTGATGCACAGCTTGCTGAGATGGCTGCACCTGCTTCAGTAGCTGGAACACCTTGGTAATATGAAGCTAGTCTTTGCGTTGATCGTCATGGTCAATGGTACGGTTGACGTAAAGGCTACTAGTCATTGGCATGATTTAGAAAGATGTAGATGGTTCGCTGAAGAGCTAACTATACAAGGAACAAGAAGACGCTACCACACGCCAGTGCTTGCATATTGTGTGCCGCAGCATGTAGACCCTACTAGAGTACAGGTGTATAACTAATGTTAGCAGAGATAGCAGCAGCCAACGCAGCCTTCGGTGTACTCAAGACAGCACTGGGTCACGGCAGAGAGTTGTATGAGTGCAGTAATGTTGCTAAGAAGTACTTCGATAACAAGAGTGCCATCACCAAGCGAGTAGCGGCTAAAGGCAAGGGTGATCTAGATGCTTTTATGGCTCTGGAGAAGATCAAGGAGCAAGAGGAGTGGCTCAAAGATTACATGGTGTACGGCGGTAGACCGGGAATGTGGGACGACTGGCTGAAGTTTCAGTCTGAGTGCAAGCGAGATAGAGACAAAGAAGAACGGCTAAGAATAGCCAAGAGGCGCAACACTGTAAAAATGTTAGCGCAATTCATTACTGTCATAGGCATAGCCATCGCAGTAATTCCAGTGGTGATATACTCTATCATTTACTTAACTAACTCTTAATACAAGGAAAGTACAATGGTCGAGTCTACAAAAGAAGCAATGGACATAGCAGCTGCCTCTACTGCTGTAATGTCAATGGCTGCGTGGCTACCTCCAACAGCTTCCATACTGACTATAATCTGGTTAGGTATACGTATATATGAGTCAGATACTGTACAAAGTTTACTAGGGCGTACAAAATGAGCATCTTTACTGCAATTATTGGGCCAGTGGCGGGACTCGCTAAAAGCTATTTAAGCAACAAAGCTGAAGAGAAGCAAGCTACACACGCTCGTAAGATGTCAGTGATTGAGAACGATGCTGACTGGGAGGCTAAGATGGCTGATGCTTCTAAGGACTCCTGGAAAGATGAGTTCTGGACTATTGTATTAGCGATCCCTGTGTTCATGGTTGGCTATGCTATTGCTGCTAATGATGTTACAATCATTGCTAGAGTAGCTACAGCTTTTGAAGCACTAGAGAAATTACCTGAGTGGTATCAGTACCTGCTGTTTATAGCTATATCATCTAGCTTCGGTATACGCGGAGTTGATAAAATAATGCAGATGAGGAAGTAAGAATGGCTCGTAATCGAGGAAGACAAGAAGCAAGACGACTTGCTGAAGAAGAAGCATTACGTAGAATAGCTGCTGGGACGGCTGTGCTGCCTCCTGTAACAGTTCTTCCTTTAGAAGCTCCAAGCACCGTAGCTAACCCTGTTAACTGGAAAAACGCAGCTATCAATAAAGATGATAGTTATTTCTCTAGCCGATACGGTGTATACGGTTTAGACGCTCCTGATCCTGATCGAGAACGCGAAATAGGTTCTGTTGAAGCTGCTTTACAACGTCTTGCTAACGCGCCCCAAAGAGCAGCTAACTCTGAAATTTACAGCACATTCACTGACGAAGAAAAAGCACTTTCTACGCAAACTAATCTTCTTAAAAAATACGGTATTACTTCGGCAGATTTTGGTAATAAAATTCTAACTGACGATCAGATGTTTGAGTTAACTTCTAAGTTAGACAATGAAATCACAGACTGGCAGGCAACTAACCTAAGCACTCTAGCATCAGAAGATCCAGAAGCTTTTGCAGAAGAATATGGCAAGCTGTACAAAACATCACAGATAAAGTTTTTAAGCTCCTTGTATGAGTCAGGCGCTTTAGATAAAGACGAATACTTAAACGCTTCTGCTCAGACTTTAATGGCAGGCGATAAATATAATACAGATGTTTATATAATAGACAACGGAAAGTTATACGCAGCTCCTTCTCACTCTGCAAACAACCCTAGTTTTTACAGTGAAGTTGTTTTATTTCCTGACCAAGTATCAGGCCAGAATCAATACAATACTTTTAACTATAAAATAGGAAGTCAGTCACCTACCAATGATTTTGATGAAAGCACATTAACCTGGTTCCTAAACAGCACTCCTATTAAGATGGCTGCTGCAGCGTTTGGTCTACCAGGCGTTGCTATTTTAACAGGTTTAAAAGCAGCTAACGGAGAGACTCTACACGCAGAAGACTGGGCTACTTTAGCTATAGCAGGTCTGGGAGAGGTTGCTCAGGCTAAGGGTTTTGATGCAGCAGAGGCAGGCGCTAAAGCAGATGTAGCTGGTAACGCCGCTGTTGACTCTGCTATTGCGGAGTATAACGCATACGCTTCTGGGATGCCTGCTGGCACGTTTATACCTCCTGATTTAGCTTCTATATACGACGCAGCTTATAATTCCTCAATTGCAGCAAGTGGTGTTACAACTACTTTTATGGGAATTGATCTTGCTAAGTTTGCAGAGAACGCTGATTTAAGCACCTCTGTAAGTCAAGATGTATTAGACGCTGTTTCTGCTTTAGAAGCCGCCGCTGAGGGCCAAGGAGATGGTGTTGTTTATAATCTTTTTGAGGACACTACAGACTCTTTATCAGAAGACTCTACTTCCTCAACTGTTGATATATTGATAGACGTTTTTAACGAAGTCCAGGATGACAGGATAGCTGAAGAAGGTAGAGTTGCTGAAGAAGCTAGAGTTGCAGAGGAAGCTAGAGTTGCAGAGGAAGCTAGAGTTGCAGAGGAAGCTAGAGTAGCTGAGGAAGCTAGAGTAGCTGAGGAAGCTAGAGTAGCTCAAGAACAAGCAGAAGAAGCTTCTAGAGTTGCTGCTGAAAAAGCCAAAGCTGCTGAAGAAGAAGCTGTAGCAAACGCTGAAAAAGAAAAACAAGCTGTGTTAGATTTGCAAGCAGAAGCAGACGCTAAGGCTGCTAGAGAAGCAGAAGCTAGGGCTGAAGCTGCTAGAGTAGAGGTTGCTAGAGTTGCTGAAGAAGCTAGAGTTGCTGAAGAAGCTAGAGTAGCTCAAGAACAAGCTGACGCTCAAGCTGCAGAGGAAGCTAGAGTAGCTCAGGCTGCTGCAGATGCTCAAGCCGTTACTGACGCTAGAGTTGCAGAAGAAGCTAGAGCTGCAGAGGAAGCTAGAGCTGCAGAGGAAGCTAGAGTAGCTCAAGAACAAGCAGAAGAAGCTTCTAGAGTTGCTGAAGAAGAAGCAGCCGCTGCCGAAGTAACCATAACTGATCCAGCAACAGGTGAGGAAATAATAGCCACTCAGCCTGATCAAGTTGAAACCGAACAGCCTCTGCCTGACTTTGAGCTTGATGAAGAGCCTATTGTCTTTGAACCACCTACCGATACTTCTGGAGGAGCAGCAGAAGGCGGAGCAAGTGCTGGAGGCGGTGCAGGTGGTGGTGGAGATGCAGGCGTCAGTGCGCCAGTCTCTGATGACATAGTGTTAAGACAGGTGTATGAAGGTGTCTTAGCAGGTGAGATACCTATTGAAGAATACATCACAATGGGTGGCAGGTTTGTAGATGAGCTACGAGCAGGAGTATCTTTAGAAGACGCTCAAGGTGCGTATGAAGAACCTGTTATAGACGACACCCCTATTGAGCTTGACGAGACTGGTGAGCCTCTAACTGAAGAAGAAGATCCGTTGTTCCCTAGCGACTTCTACGAAGATCCTACAGATTCTTCATTAGGTTCTACTATTGATGCAGACCCTGTACCAACACCAACAACAGGTACAACAGACACAGGAACTGGTACAGGCGGTGTAGGTGTAGACGGTATAGACGGTATAGATGGCATAGACGGCATAGATGGCATAGACGGCATAGATGGTGTTGACGGCATAGGTATAGACGGTATAGACGGTATAGACGGTCTTGCTGGTATAGACGGTCTAGATGGTATAGACGGTCTAGACGGTCTAGACGGTTTAGACGGTATAGATGGTCTAGATGGAGATACTGGAGAACAAGGTGATCAAGGTGATCAAGGTGAACAGGGTGTACAGGGTGAAAGAGGCGAACAAGGTATGATGTCACCTACTAGAACTACTGACATGTTGTTCGCAGACTTGTTTAAATCTAAAATAGACATTGGCAGTAACCAGGTAGTTTCTCCTTATGTACAACTACAACGACGAGGCTTGCAAGCTCCTGCTCAGCAAGGAATGCTAACAAACTCTAACAATTTTAGAAGGCGATAATAATGACATACCTACAATTAGTAAACAGTGTTCTACGGAGACTTCGTGAAGACGAAGTAAGCACTGTAGGACAGACCAGCTATTCTAAGCTTGTTGGAGAGTTTATTAATGATGCTAAGCGAACTGTAGAAGACACTTGGGATTGGTCAGCTTTACGAAGCACGTTGACTGTTACCACTACTCCTGATGTTTTTAATTACAACCTTACAGGCTCTCAAGACCGCATTAAAGTTCTTGACGTTGTTAACGACACTTCTGACTGGTTCATGGAGTATCGTGCAGCACACTGGATGACAGCAGCTTACTTGATTGAGACTCCACCTCTAGGCGCTCCTCAGTTCTATAGTTGGAACGGTATCGACACTAACGGCGACAGCGCTGTTGATGTCTACCCTGCTCCTAACGGCGTGTACAACCTGTATTTTAACGTGGTGTTAAGAACAGCAGACTTAGAAGAAGACACTGACAAGATGTTTATACCTTCTTCTCCTGTTATACAGCTGGCTACTGCACTAGGCGCTAGAGAGCGTGGAGAGACAGGCGGTACTTCTGCTGCTGAGTTGTTTGCGCTGGCTGGTAGAACGCTGTCAGACGCTGTAGCACTCGACGCTGCTAAACACCCTGAAGAGACTATTTGGACGACTGTATAATGGCTGAGCAACTACAGAATATTACAATAGCAGCTCCAGGCTTCTTGGGTATAAACACTCAAGACTCACCTATTGGACTAGACCCTGCATATGCTTCTATTGCTGACAACTGTGTTATTGATCAGTTAGGTCGCGTAGGTGCTCGCCAGGGCTATACAAAGGTCACTACTAACGGTGGGGATGTCTTAGGAACTAGCAGAGGCATTGAGAACGTATTTGAGTTTGTCAGTGTAACTAACGTAACCACTGTCTTCTCTGTCGGTAACAACAAGATATTTACAGGGACTACTACTTTAACAGAAGTAACACTGCCTGCTGGTTACACCATTAGCGACAACAACTGGAAGATTGTTTCTTTTAATAACGATGTTTACTTCTTTCAAAGTGGGCACGCTCCTTTAGAGAGTGTTGCAGGCTCAACAACGCTTACGCTTTTAACGACTTCCGGTGGAAACTTACCTCCAAAAGGTAACGATGTACTAGCTGCTTATGGACGCCTGTGGTCGTGTGACATTGTTGATAACAAATACACAGTGTATTGGAGTTCGTTGCTGGCTGGTGATGATTGGCATGGTGGATCTTCAGGTAGTATCAACTTAACTACAGTGTGGCCTAACGGATACGATGAAGTGGTTGCTCTTGCTGAGCACAACAACTTCTTGCTGGTGTTTGGTAAAAGAAGTGTATTAATCTTTACAGGTGCTCAGAGTCCTTCTTCAGACTTAACCTTACATGACACAGTTGAAGGCACAGGCTGTATTGCAAGAGATTCTATACAAAGTACAGGAACGGACTTGCTTTTTCTTTCTAGTCGTGGTATAATGTCTTTAGGAAGGATAGTCCAGGAGAAGTCTCTACCTCTACGTGATGTTAGCATGAATGTCCGTAGTGACTTACTGGCTGCTGTAAAAGAAGAAGCACAGGTCAACGGACATAGAGAAGAGATTAAGTCAATCTATAGCCCTATCCATGCTTTCTACTTGCTGACGTTGCCGTCCAGTAATATTGTGTATTGCTTTGATGTACGTCAGCCTTTAGAGAATGGGTCGTTTCGTGTTACTACCTGGACAGCGTTAGAGCCTACTGCGTTTACTGTGTTTGCTGACGACTCTTTGTACATGGGACACAGTGAAGGCATCATACGCTACGGTAGCTATCTTGACGACACGGATAAATATCAGCTGCGTTACTTTAGCAATCCTAACGACTTCCAGAGTCCAGCTAACTTGAAGTTTTTAAAGAAGTTTAACTTGACTATTATTGGTGGTCAAAGCACAGAGACTGTCTTAAACTGGGGATATGATTACACAGAAAGCTACACAAAGCAAGCATTTATTTTTGGTAGCGGTGTACCTGCTGAGTACGGTATAGCAGAGTATAACACTACTGGAGAATACACAGGATCTGTTGTGGTTAACACACCTAAAGTAAACGCTTCAGGGAACGGCAATGTGCTTACAGTAGGCATTGAAGCTCAAATTAACAACTCACCTTTTTCAATACAGAAAATTGACATACACGCTCTAGTAGGGAGAATGCTCTAATGTCCGATTATACGAAAACCACTAACTTCGCAACTAAGGACTCTTTAGCTTCTGGCAACCCTGCTAAGATTGTAAAGGGTACTGAAATCAATACTGAGTTTAACAACATCCAGACCGCTGTTAACTCTAAAGCTAACTCAGCTAGTCCAACAATAACAGGAACAATGACTGCCACTACTGTCAACGTAACTGGCACATTGACTGCTGATACAATTACTGGAGGATCATACTAATGCCTGGTTTATTCGATATACCTTTTTTAGCAGGGCAAGGTAACAACGTCTCAAACGCCTTTGGAGCTGCTGGTGCTTATTACTTAGGTAACGAAGCTTCTAATGTTGCTAGAGAAGGCGGTGAGGTAGCGAGAAACTTAGCAAACGAAGCGGCTACTACTTCAAGAGCAGAGTCAGCTTTTCAGCCATACACTGTAACAAGCAACTTAGCTAACATAGGTACAACTGCTGAAGGCGGTTACAACCTCAACCTTTCTCCTCAACAGCAGCAGCTCCAGAACCAGCTTCTAGGGCAATCTCAGCAGTTGTTTGGACAGGTAGGTCAAGACCCTGCAGCTCGTGCGCAAGGCATCTACGAGCAGATTAGGGCTACTCAGCAGCCTGGTGAAGAGAGAGACCGCTTAAAGATGCAAGAGAACTTGTTTGCAGGTGGTCGTGGTGGTATACAGACTGCACAGTATGGCGGTTCTCCAGAGCAGTTTGCTTATGAGCAGGCTAGAGCTGAAGCACAGAACACTGCTGCATTGGGCGCACGAGACCGTGTGCTACAAGAAGAAGCTCAAGCGTTAACCTCAGCTCAAGGTTTGATGGATGCTGGTTACAACCCACAACAGCAAGCTCTATCGCTTTTGGAAGGTAGTCAAATACCTGCTGGTTACACTGCTGCTGGTCAACGTACAGGCGCTGAGCTAAGCAGTCAGTTACGTGGTAGAGGCATTGAGTCTTACGTACAAGGCCAGGACTTAGCTAACAGAATTGATCTGCAGACTCAAGACGCTATCTTAGGTCTATTGACGGGTCAGCAGATGTCTCCACTGCAGCAAGCACAGATAGCTGAGATCTATGCAGGCATTCCAGGGCAGGACGCTCCAAGTGGCGGTGGTCTTATTGGTCAAGGTTTTGATTGGTTATTTGGAGGTGGGCAACCAACTGCTGAAACTAACGCAACACTAGACTCTTTAATTAACGATGCTTATCAAATGCCTACTTATGACCAATTTCTAGGAGGTAATTACTAATGGCTCAAATAGATTACGCAGGTTTATTAACAGGTATAAGCAGTCAGAACCAACGACCAAGTCCGTTTACTTCTCCTTCAAGAGATCAACAGCTTCTAGGCTTTGCAGCTAAACAGAACGAAGCATTGACTGGTCGCCTTGGTGGCATGTTTGGACAACAGCAGCAAGACCCTGTAGAGCTTGCTAAGACAAAGCTAGTGGGTCTAGATCCTACAAACCCAGCAGATCAACCACAGTTTATACAGCTGTTGAACATTGTTGATCCTGCGAAGGCTGCTCAGTTTAAACAGCAGTTGGAGGCTAAGAAGTTAGCCAGCAAAGAAAGAGAAGATCAAAAAGTTAGACAAGCAGCGGCTGATAAAAAAGCTGATCTTCTTAATCTTGGCGGCGGTTCTCTTTACAAAGTATCAACGGGCGAGTTTTTAAATGCTCCTGGAGCGGAAGCTGCAGCGGCTGCTAAAGACGCTCCTAAGCCTCTTCCAGAGGCTGCTCAAAACTCGTTGATAGCTAGAGCGGAGAGTTTAGGCATAACTCCAGAAAATAAAGTTGATCTTCAAACTGCTTTGAAAACAGGTCTTGTTACCGATATAAAAGGTATTGATGACTTTGTACAAGCCCCCGTTGAGTATAACTATACTAAAGAAGTTAGTGTAGCTATTAAAGACGCTAATGAAGCTTTTACTAAAGGTTCTCAAGGAGCGCGACAAGCTGAAGGTATTATTACTAATATATTGTCAAGCAACGCTCTAGAAGCTGCTGGAGGTTTAAGAGCTACCATATCCGAAGGATTTAAAGAAATTATAGGTGGTCGTGATCTATTAAGCACTTTAAGAACACAAGCCACTCAGGTAATTAACACAGAAGTTGTGAATAACTTACCCCCAGGTGTGGCTTCCGATAGAGATATTGCAATTTTCTCTAAAGGTTTCCCTAATCCTGATACAGCTACTTTTCAAGAGTTGCAAGAGTATTTGGAAGCTTCTAAAAGAATTAATCAATCTTTAGCTGATTACGGACAGTTTAAAAATCAATACATTGACAAAAATATGTCTGAGACTGGTTACGCTCGCTTGGAAGGTTTTATACCGCAGCAGAGAAAGTTTAACAATGCTAAAAACTTTTTAGATGGTCAACTAGGATCTGCCGACATGACAAAAGAAGCCGCTGATAAGCTTCTTAACGATTTTGAAGAAGCCTTTGGAATGATACCGCAGGAGTATATGTAAAATGGCTATAAGCTCTGTCACGAAAAAAGAACTATCTCCAGATAACGCTTTTGCTGATTATGTTAGTGGCAGCGTCCCTAGAAAGAATTCTTTTTATGAATTTGCTAGGACTCCTGAAGAAGAGATCGAAGACAACACCCAGCAGAACATGGAAGAAATTGTTCAGGAACTAGACGAAACAAACGGGCTTAAAGATTCTATGATGGCTGTTCGTGCTTTCTTAGACGGTCAAACACTTGGATTCGCTGGCGAAGCTAATTCGGCTATCTCTTCTGTAGTGCTTAAAACTTTTTGGCCTGATCTGTTTGAAGACAAGACGGTTGCTGATCTACGTCAAGAAATAATTACAGAAACCGAAGAAGAACAGTTTAAATGGGCAGAAGAAAACCCAAAACTGTCTATAGGTTTAAATATAGCGGGTGGTATTTTAAGCCCTGCTAACGCTGTAGGTGTAGGTGTTGTGAATAAAGCTCAACAGGCCAATCAAGCCCGTAAAGCTGCTCAATCAGCGCAAGGTGTTCGACAAGCTCTAACAGGTACGACCACATCTGGAATAGCTGTACCAGGCGCTATAGGAGCTTCTGAGCAGGCGGCTGCACGTTCCTTACAAACAGCTCAACAATACTCTGGCATGTCTCCTGCAATGTTTAACGTAGTATCAAGAACTCCTACTTTAGCAGTAGCAACAGGCGTAGGCGCTACTGAAGGAGCTATAGCGGGCGCTGGTTTTGCACCTCAAGGCCAGAAAGTAGAGGGCGCTGTCACAGGTGCTGTTTTGGGCGCTGCTGCCCCTGTAGCTTTAAAAGGTGCAGGACTGTTGGCAAACTCTGTTACTAAAAGCAGGATTGCTCAGCCTTTAGGTAAAGGTAAAGATTTTGTTTCTATTATGTTTACAGAAAGCGGCGCGTCTGGTTTTTATAGAACTATTGTGAGCAAGACGTTTGCAGGAAAGTCTTTACTGGAGCAACAGGCTCGCAACACAGCTGGCAAGGTGCTTGTTAAAGCAGGGGAAGCCGCTACAAAGCTTCAGTCAGTCAATACTAGAACTTCTCAAGCTATTTCGGCCGTTAAGAGAAACATAAATAAAAACGCAGAGAAGGAAGCTGCTAAGCTGTTAGCTAAGAAAGACGACGAAGTTTTAAAACTAAAAAGAGAAGCCGGAGAAAATCACGCTGATTTAGTTGCTACAGCCAATAAAGAAAAAGAAGAGTTAAAGCTAAGCATGGTTGGATCTGAAGCTGATAGTAAAGCTGTTCTTTTAAGAGACATAGACGCTTCAGCTAACGCAGACGCCGCTTTATTTCGTTCGGTTAGTCGTATGGAAGGAATGCCTTCGTTAGCTAATAAAGCAGAAAGAGAAGCTATTCAAGAGCTTGATCCTCAAGATGCTTTAATTTATTTAGACGAGGTGTGGAAAAAGAAAGGTTTCGGAGCTGCTAAAAAGAAGAGCTTTAACATAAATACAGCAAGTGTTGTAGGTTCTATACAGTCTATTCTTGAAAAAGATACTAAAGCTTATTTAGCTCTTAAACAGTCCACCAGTCCTACTTTAGCTCAAGACATTGTTCAGCGGACGTTAGCTAAGGAAGTTAAAGATGGTAAAATATCGGGAGAGGCTTTAGTAAACTTACGAAGTGAAGTCGGTATTATTTTAAACGGTATCACTGAAAACAAATCTCTTGTGAGGGACGCCGTAGACGAGATACAAGATTACTTAGATTCTTTAATAACAAAGCAGCTTACACCTAAGCAGAGAGTTTCTTTTGAATCTGACAAGTTTAAGTACGCTACTAAAAATGTTGTTGAAAGTGCTACTTATAAAGCTACTGGAAGAAAAGGATCTATTGAAGGTGCTTACACAGCAGACGACTGGATCTCATCAACTAAACAAGCTAATAGGTATTTCTCAGCGCGTGGTAAGTCTCCTCTGCAGAAAGAAGCGGCACAGTTGTCTGCAAATATAAAGCAAAAAGATGAACTGTTAAAAAGTGAAGCTGATTCCATACTTAGAGAAAGAGTAAAAACTAATATCAAAGACGCAGGAATAGCTAAAGCAGAGCTTTCAAAGCAGCAGGATGTTATCAACAAAGTAAGGGATTTAGAAATAAGAGAGGTTAAAAGATCTTATGCGTCATCTGCCAAGACTGTTTCAGATAGAGCCTCTTTAGATGCCAGACTAGCTGAAGTTAAATCTAAACACTCTTCTCAAAGCAACATGCTAAAAGAACAGCAGCAACAGCTTTCAGATCAAATCTCGTTTTTAAGAAGTTCTTCTCCAAAGAATCAGGTTAGCTTTTTTGAACAAGATTATTCTGCAACTACTATAGGAAGACTAGCTACTAATACTGCTTTTGGCTTAAAAACTCAGTTGATAGGTAATGTCTCTTCGTTTGGTTTAGCTAGTGAGAAAGCGCAGAGAGCTTTAGTAGGACAAACAGGCTGGCAAGAATCAGCTCAGCAAGGTTTAAAGCAGATAGATAAAGCACGACAAGCGGCTTCTAGAATGAACGTAGACAGCACGACTTTAGGTACTGTGTCTGCTGGACAGGCTACTTCAGACACTAAGCCTTTGTTTTCTCCTGCAGCTAAAGCTGCTGTAATAAAAGGAGGCAGAAAAAGAATGAAAGCGGTCTATGAAGGTTTAAAAGATAGAGGTCAGTTAGAAAGGTTAAAAGTACAGGACAGAGAGCTATATGAAAAGCTCAAGGCCGCAGCAGGAGAGTAATAAAAAGCCCTATGTAGATGACTACATAGGGCTTTGGTTTACATAAGCGCTTATTTAGGTACTCTAGCGCCTTATATCAGTACTTTATTAAACTATCTCACATGCTCCACCAACACACGCTAACTCTTGTGACCCTGTGGTGTTATCTTCTTTCTCGAAGTTACCTAGGTCAATCCACTCAACACCTTGTGGCATAGCTGCTAATAGCTCTTCATACTTCTCAGCAGTGATGTCTTCATACGGAGCTTGCTGATACAGATGATCACTAAACGGCAACAAGCTGATACCGCTAC